AAAACTAGAAGAAAATAAATATAAGATTTTAAAAAAAGAAAAATGGATGTATTACTCTGGTAAAGCAGAACCAGATGTATATAAAGAAAATCCATTCGACCATAAGGTCTTAAAACCAGATATAGATAAGTATATGGATGCTGATGAAGACTTAATTAAGTCAGCATCCAAAATAGATTACTACCAAACAATGCTTAGTTATTTGGAAAGTATATTAAAGACAATCTTAAATAGAACTTACCAAATAAAAAATGCTATTGAATATATGAGATTTACGGCAGGATATGGCTAATATTATTATAAATAATATGGGATGGAAATATGTTTTATGTCTGTTATATACAAAATAACAAATACTTTAAATCAAAAATTTTATATAGGATTCACAAGTCAAAAAAATCCAAAATGTAGATTTAATCAGCATTTGTCAACTGCTCGTTCAAAGAAAAAAAATAATCAACCAATTATTAAAGCAATAAGAAAATATGGTGAAGAAAATTTTTCTTTTGAAATTATATTGGAAGGTGAAGAAATATTTTTATTAAATGTGGAAGAACCAAGATTAATTAAAGAATTGAATCCAGAATATAATGCGACTTTTGGTGGTGAAGGGACTTTGGGATATAAGCACACAAAGGAAACAAAAATGAAATGTGCCTTATCTATGTTAGGAAAAAAAGAAAGTGAAGAGCATAAAAAATGGAGAAGTAGAAAAGTAAAAGATGGATGGAAAAATCAAACCAAAGAGAAAAAAATACAAATATCAAATAAAAAATTAGAATCTAATAGTCAAAAAATTCAAATTGAAGTTGAAGGAATAAAATTTAAAAGTATAAATGAAGCTGCCAGATGGGCAGTAGATAAATACAGTATAGGACGAAATACTGCAATAAGATATATTAAAGAAGGTCGTTCATTTTCTAATAAAAAATTATTGAATTATAATTATAATGGAACATATAAAGGGTCAAAATATCTCTAGCAGTCATATAATCATCAAAAAGAAAAATGAAATTTATTTAGAAGTTATTTGTAGTGAAGAATACATAAGATGCGAATTGAGAGATTATTTTAAATTTGAAGTTCCAAATGCCCGTTTTATGCCCCAATATCGCAGTAAATATTGGAATGGAGAAATTCATTTATTTGATACGAGGGACAATACAATCTATGTTGGTCTTTTGGATAAACTAGTTGCTTGGGCTAAAAACTGTGAATATACAGTAGAGTTTAAAGACAATAAGTTTTATGGTTCTCCATTTGAGGAGAATGAGATGATTTCTATGGAAGGTGTCTCTGATTATATGAAAAGTATATCAAGACACGAACCAAGAGATTATCAAATAACTGCTGTGTATGATGCTTTAAGGTATAATCGTAAACTTTTAATTTCTCCAACTGCTTCTGGTAAGTCTTTGATGATTTACTCAATTGTTAGATATTTTGTAGAAAAAGAACATAATATTTTACTGATTGTTCCTACTACTTCATTAGTAGAACAAATGTATAAAGACTTTGATGATTATGGGTGGAATGCCGAAGAGTATTGTCATAAGATTTACTCTGGTAAAGAAAAGACTACAAATAAAAATGTAGTGATTACAACCTGGCAATCAATTTATAATCTTCCTAGGTCTTTCTTTGAGAAATTTGATGTAGTGATTGGAGATGAGGCACACCAATTTAAGTCTAAGTCTTTGGTTGGTATTATGACGAAAATGGATAACGCAAAGTATCGTTTTGGGTTCACAGGTACTTTGGATGGTTCGCAGACTCACAAGTGGGTTCTAGAAGGTTTATTCGGTCCCTCATACAAGGTTACACAGACAAAAGAACTGATTGAAAAAGGTTATTTGTCAAAACTACAAATTAAAGTTCTGTTATTGAAACATAACGAACATCAATTTAATGAATATGAAGATGAAATACAATATTTAATCTCTCACGATAAAAGAAATAAGTTTATTAAAAACTTATCTTTAGATTTAAAAGGAAATACTTTAATTCTTTATAGTCGTGTTGAAACTCACGGACAACCTTTATATGAGATGATAAATAGTTCAGCAGCAAAAGATAGAAAAATATTTTTTGTCTACGGTGGTGTGGATGCTGAAGAAAGAGAAAAGGTAAGGGAAATTACCGAAAAAGAAAACGATGCGATTATTGTTGCATCTTATGGAACATTTAGTACTGGCATTAATATTAAAAATCTTCATAATATTGTCTTTGCTAGTCCAAGTAAATCAAGAGTAAGAAATTTACAATCTATAGGTAGAATTCTTCGTAAAGGAGAAAATAAGAATAAAGCAATTCTTTATGATATTGCAGACGATATTACTTACAAATCAAAAAAGAATTACACTTTAAATCATTTAATTGAAAGAATTAAGATTTATAATGAAGAAAAGTTTAATTATGAAATTATACAACTAGACTTTAAGAAATAAATGGAAGAAGATTTTTATGCTATCATTAAATTAGTATCAGGTGAGGAAATACTTTCAAAAGTTTGTCCTTGTGATGAAGACGATAGGATTGTGTTAATTTTAGATAATCCTATTACTATGGAATCCATAACTATTCGTCAACTTGGAATATCAACTATCAAAGTAAGTCCTTGGATAAAGTTTGCTGATGACAGTATGTTTGTGATGGATATGGAAAAAGTTATAACGATGACTGAAATAACGGATGAAGATTTAATTAAAATGCATCAAAAGTTTGTTAGAGAGAAGAATAAAAAATCCAATAAAAGTGAACTGACTTCTAAAATGGGTTACTTATCCTCAATTGCTGATGCCAGAATATCTTTAGAGAAACTCTACAAATCTATTTAAAGATATAACTTATCTTCAACCCTAACAGAGTGATTATAGACACATTCTTTATAGTTGTCAACTATTGATGTTTTATGGTATGATAAGCACAGATAATAAGTTCTTTAAACTTTAACAAATGAATAAAACAAAGAAAAATCCACATTATGTAAATAATAAAGATTTTCACGATGCTTTGATAAATTATAAAATTAAAGTCAATCAAGCAAAGGAAAAGGGATTACCAAATCCGATTATTCCCAATTATCTTGGTGACTGTTTTTTGAAAATTGCTACACATTTATCATATCGTCCAAACTTTGTGAACTATATGTTTCGTGAAGATATGATTTCTGATGGGGTTGAAAATTGCGTTCAGTATATTAATAACTTTGATGTAGAACGTACTAATCCATTTGCGTATTTTACACAGATTGTCTATTATGCATTCTTACGTCGTATTCAAAAAGAAAAAAGACAGATGGAAATCAAAGAAAAAATTCTTGAAAAGAGTGGATTCGACCAAGTTTTTTCTGTAGATGGTGATGCATTTAGTTCTTCTGATTACAATACGATTAAAGAAAATATTCAAATTAAACTATATCAATGAAAATTGGATTAATTACAGATACTCATTATAATTTTAGAAAGGCAAATAAACCATTTCACGAATATTTTGCTAAATTTTATGATGAAATCTTTTTTCCTACATTAAAGAAAAACAAAATCAAAACAGTCATTCATTTGGGTGATGCTTTTGATAGTCGTAAGGGTGTGGATTATTGGGCTCTCGATTGGGCAAAAGAAAATGTTTATGATAGATTTCAAGATTTAGGAATTACTGTTTATAATATTGTAGGAAATCATGATGCTTATTATAAAAATAGTAATGAAATTAATTCAATAGATACACTTCTTCAACAATATTTTAATGTGGTTCGAGTTTCAAAACCAACAGAATATATCATTGAAGGAATGAAAACAGTTCTTCTTCCTTGGATATGTACTGATAATGAAAAAGAAACTTTTGAACTTCTTGGAGAAACGGAAGCAAAAGTAGTTTTCGGTCATCTTGAACTGAATGGATTTACAGTTTATCCAGGACACGTTCATACAGAAGGACTAGATAAAAAAGTATTTCAAAAGTTTGATAGAGTTTATTCGGGACATTATCATACTCGTAGTGATGATGGTAAAATCTTTTATCTTGGAAATCCATACCAAATGTTTTGGAATGATGTAAATGATAAAAGAGGATTTCATATTTTTGATACGGATGATTATAAACTAGATTATTATCAAAATCCTCATACGATGTTTGAGAGAATTTATTATGAAAATAATAATCCAAAGGATTTTGATGCATCTTATTTGACCGATAAAATGGTTAAAATTGTTGTCCGTCAAAGAGATGATTATAAGATGTTTGATAAGTTTGTAGATTCAATAGTTAGAGTAAATCCATTAGAACTTAAAATTATTGAGAATATTGATGTCTATGATGAAGATGTAAATTGCGATGAAATTCCAACAGAGGATACGTTAAGTATTTTGGATAAATATGTGGAAGAGTCTGAATTTGAATTGGACAAAAATACGATTAAAAAACTCTTACGAGAATTTTATAAAGAAGCATTGGAAGTAGAATAATGTTTT